GAAATCACCCTGCCCAGACTAAGCTTTGAAATCATAGCCTTTGAATACGATGGAGCACGTAAAACCAACAGCATGAATCAGACTGCCACTGCAGTTAGTCAGACATCGGCCAAACGAATTTATGGTCCAGTGCCCTATAATCTCACCATCAATCTCTATGCCTATGCCAAGAATCAGGACGACGGACTGCAGATCTTTGAACAGATTGCACCAGCCTTTAATCCCGACTTCAATGTCACGGTAAACTACATTCCCGAAATGGGCATCAAACATGACATGCCCATTATCCTGAACAGCGTGACATTCCAGGATGATTTCGAAGGCGATCTAGCAGAGCGACGCACCATAATCTGGACCTATACATTTACAGTAAAACTCTACTACTACGGACCCACGGAGACGCAGAGCATTATTCGCAGCAGCATTGCCAATATATTCGATGATCCAAACCTGGAAAATCTGCTTAATAAATATACGGTAACAACCGATCCTACGGATGCCCTGCCCTCGGATAGCTTCAATTTTGTGCAGACCGTAACTGACGCCAATAATCAAACAGGATAACTAAGCCATGACGTATCAAGCCCTCAACCTGGGGACACCCAATAACAACGACGGTGATAGTCTGTATGCTGGTGGCACCAAAATCAATGCTAACTTTGTAGAAGTCTACACAGCCTTGGCTGGTTCGTCATCGGGTACCATTCGCTTCGACATCAGCACAGGCCTGGTCACAGGCAATGCCCTGCGCTACAGTGCAGTGCAGCAAAAATTTGTCAGTGTCAGCTCTACAAGTCTGAGAAGCATCAGCATTGACGGAGCAACTCGTTTCTTCATCACCAACAACAGCGGGGTAGCTGGCGCTGACAGCGATATTTTGTCTTCACCTAATACCCAGTTGCTGGAAATCAATGGTCGTCGTATGTGGAGCACCCGTGCCAGAACCACGGGCGTGAGCACTGCCACTCGCGGCGAACTACACTTTGGTCTGGGACTGAGCCTGGTCACCAGCGTCAGCGTCTACACCACGGGCCTCACCGTGTCCGGTGTCAATGGTCTGGATCTGTACGTGGCCAGCGCCGAAGACACGCCCAGCTATACCCGATTGATGAGCTCCAGCAGCAATGGTGTTAGATTCTATGAGACACCGGTGTTGGATACAGCCAGCGGTGCAGCCAAGCCCATCAGCGACAGCAGCATCAGCATTGCACACACGGGCTTTGTCAAGGCCTGGACTGACCGTTATGCTTTGTCCGGTACTACAATTACCGTGAACAACGGACTCACTGGCGGCGGTAACCTAACCTCGGCTGCCAGCCTGATTGGTATCAATCCAGTATACTATCCCAAGTTGTGTCAGGGTTTCCTGTATAGCTACAACAACATTGCCAACACCCTGGCTTTGACACAGGGATCGGCAACTCATTATAGCTACAGCACATCCGGCGAAACACCTATTAGTATTACCAGCAATCTGGCCATAGTGGCAACGTCTTCCGCCACCAGCAAGACCTGGGCCACGGGCTGGTCAGTGTCGGGCAGCAATGCAGTCGTCGACGGATCCATCACCATCAGCACCTGGTATTATATTTACCTGATTGCCAACAATGCCACGGGCCAGGCAGACTGGCTGGTTACCTCGCAGAAATCCATAGCAGGTGCCGCATCCGTACTACTGGGTGTGACGGCCAGCTGGAGCATTGTGCGACGTCTGGGCTGTGTAAGAACCGATACCAGCGGAAGTCCAGTGCCACTGCCGTTTCAGGTCAACAAGGTGGCAGATTCCACCATACAGTTTAGCTGGGGTCGTCTAGCCGCAGCCGGAGCATTCAACAGCACCAGCTCAGCACATCATGCCTACAGAACCAACATCATTAGTTCAACTGCGCTGACTCCGCTGACAACCAGTGCCATGGCCACGGCCACGCTGGAAAGTGCGTTCAGCAGCAACCTAACCTTTGTGCCGGCCATGCCTGGTGTGGTTGCCAAATTGAATGTCATCTGGCAACCAGTGTTTACCGGAGCCATTGTTGAGAATCTCTACATGTATGGCTATGGCATGCAGCATACCAGCATTGCCACCAATGTCAACGCCGGCGTGCCCTATGAGGTTGTACGTCAGGGCTTTGTCACAGCTCAGACCAGTAACTCAACCGTGACCATACCATTCAGTCCAGACACCGAAGTGTTGACCGAAGGTAACCTAAACAATACTGCTATTTTCCCCACCACTGGACAGACTCTGCGATTCATGATAGGCAGACAAGAAACAACTGCCATTGCCAACCCTGGTGCGCAGACCTATCTGGCTTTTGATGTACTGAGCTTCAATGTTACAAGATAAACAGGTATTCGCAGCCTTGGACGAAAAGTTCGGCACCGCGGTCACCAAGGTGCCTGAAGTCCAGGCTCAGCCGCCTACTGTTGAAGACGATTTTGATCAGGCTCGCCAGGCACTGAAGCGCATGATTCAGAAAGGTGAATCTGTGCTGGACGACATGATGAATGTGGCTCGCCAGAGTGACCATCCCCGTGCCTATGAGGTAGCCGGACAGTTAATCAAGACCGTGGGCGAGACCGCCAAGGACCTGCTGGCTCTGCAGAAGACTAAACGAGAACTGCAGACTCCTGAAGAACAAAAATCACAGCAGATTGGTACTCAGAACAACATAGTATTTGCTGGCTCAACCACAGATCTGTTGCGAGCCCTTAAACAAAAGAATGAAGTGATAGATGCTGTTCCGACAGAAAAAACCCAGCTATAATGGCAACAGCCGGCTTAAACAGCTAGGCTATTCCATTGACTATGAAGCCTGGCAGCTAGAAGAAATTCTTAGATGCCAGGAAGATCCCATCTACTTCATTGAAACCTACTGCAAGATTGTTAGCCTGGATCATGGCCTGGTGCCCTTCAAGCTCTATGAATGCCAGAAGAACAAGGTATTGACCATACTCAACAACCGCAAGGTTATATTGATGGAAGGTCGTCAGCAGGGCAAGACCATTACCAGCGCGGCCTGCATTCTGTGGTACACGTTGTTTCAGGAAAGCAAGACAGTTGCCATCTTGGCCAACAAGGCCGCAGCCGCTCGTGAAGTTATGTCACGCTATCAGGGCATGTATGAGAATCTGCCACTGTGGATACAGCAGGGCGTAAAAGAATGGAACAAGGGCAGCATAGAGTTGGAGAATGGCAGCAAGGTATTTACCGCAGCCACTGCCGCATCTGGTATCCGTGGTAAATCCGTGAACTGGCTGTACATCGACGAAGCAGCCATCATACCCAACAACATAGCCGAAGAGTTCTTTACAGCCACCTATCCAACCATCATGGCCGGTGAAACCACTAAGGTGCTGATGTCATCAACTCCTCTGGGCTACAATCACTTCTGGAAATTCTGGAACGATGCCGAACAAGGCATCAACGACTTTGTCAATCTGTTCATTCCCTATACCGATATTCCTGGCCGTGATGAGAAGTGGGCAGCAGAACAGCGTGCGGTTCTGGGCGATGTTAAATTTACACAGGAGGTGTTGTGTAACTTCCTGGGTTCCAGCTATACTCTGCTCAATGCCGAGACACTCAGCAAGTTCAGTCCCAAGCAGTACATCTATTCGCACAACAAACTGGATGTGCTGGAAGAGCCGGTGCGGGGTGAGAAGAATGAAGACGGTAAAGTAGTGCGCAACGACAACATCTACATCATTGTGGTAGATACTGCGCGCGGCGTAGGTGGCGACTATTCAGCCTTTGTAGTCGTGGATATCACTGAGAGTCCATATCGTGTGGTTGCCAAGTATCGTGACAATCGTATCAGTCCATTGTTGTACCCAACCATGATTCACACAGTAGCTCGCAACTACAACAATGCCTATGTGCTGGTGGAAATCAATGACAATGGGCAGCAGATTGCCGACATTTTATACGGCGAACTGGAGTATGAAAACATGCTGTTTGTCAACCGCGACGGTACCAAGGGTCAGGTTGTCAGTGGCGGCTTTGGCGGTCGCAGCACGCAGCCAGGTGTACGCACCGATAAAAAGGTCAAACGCGTGGGATGCAGCCAGCTTAAAACTCTGGTGGAAGCACAGCGATTGCTGGTCTGGGACAAGGATATCATTTCCGAGTTCTCGACCTTTGTAGAATCCAAGGACAGCTATGCTGCCGACGAAGGATATCACGACGATCTGGTCATGCCGCTGGTGTTGTTTGGCTGGCTGACCACCAATCCGTATTTTCGTGATCTTACCAACATGAATCTGCGCGAAACCATGTATGAGAATCAGATTCGACAGATTGAAGACGAGCTCACTCCCTTTGGCTTTATTGACGATGGGAATGAGGAAACACAACCAGAAAAATTTGTTCAAGACGGGGATCTTTGGACGGTTCAGAAAAATCTGAACTGGCTCTAAACCAGGGTTTTTATAAATAAACAGACCCAAACAGAATCCCTATTTAACTGTTTTGAATAGTTTAAGTATACAAGGAGAGAACCATGCCATTTCAAGTTTCGCCTAACGTTCAGGTTCAAGAACGCGACGTTAGCCTATTCGTTCCTCAGGTGGCCACCACCGCGGGTGCACTAGTAGGCAACTTTGCCTGGGGACCTTGCGAAGAATTTACCAGCATTGATTCAGAAAAAGCTCTGTACAACCAATTTGGTCGCCCTGATGCGACAAATTTCACATTTTGGTACACGGCAGCAAACTTTCTGAGCTATGGTAACAATCTGCAAGTTAACCGAGTCGCCGATTCAGTAGCCCGCAATGCGGTTGCTGCCGGTACCGCAGTATTAGTCAAGAACGACCGTCAGTATGAAGGCGGTCCTGGTTATACAGCACCTACATTGACAGGCACAGAATATGTTGCGCGCTATCCAGGCACCCTGGGCAACAGCCTCAAGGTCAGCGCCTGCGACTACAACAGCTATCAGTTCGATGTTAGCCTCAGCTCAGTTTCAACCATCTACACCACAGGCGCCACAGTAGCAGCCCTGACTCGTGCAGTACCCAAGGGTAGCTGGATCGAAGTACCCAGCGCCAATGGAACCTATCGCTTTCAGACAACTGCGGATGCAGCTCTGAGCGCCACCACAGTCGTGTTCAGCAACACCACTGGCGTTACACCCAGCACCACCAGCTGCACCATGCTCTGGGAATTCTGGCAGTCAGTGCAGCGTCGTCCCAGCAACACCAAGACTGCTGTAGACAAGCTGGGCGCAACCACCACAGTATACGACGAAATGCACGTTGTTGTTGTGGACGAAGACGGTACAATCAGCGGCGTAGCCAATACAATTCTTGAAATCAATCAGGGCCTAAGCAAGGGTACTGATGCCAAGGATCTAGACGGTACAAGCCTGTACTATCCAACATATCTGAACCTCAACAGCAACTGGATTCGCTGGGGTAGCCACACCAGCTACGAAACTAGTTCCGCTGGTTTCACAACCGGTGCTGGTGCAGCAATTCCCAGCAGCGGTGGTTTCAAGAAATGGAGCCAGGTACAGAGCCAGAGCTTCACAGGCGGTGTTGATGTAACACCTACCGACGGTCTGCTGCAGACTGAATATCTGAAACTAGCCAGTGTGGAAGCCTATGATGTTAGCCTGATCCCAGTTGTGGGTGTCAGCGCCGACAACAACACGGCCCGCTATGTGCTGGACAATGTTGCCGAAGTTCGCAGAGACTGCATGGTGTTTGTCAGCCCAACCAGCAAGGACCTGATCAACGCCACCACAGTTATTGCGGATCGCAATTCAAACTTCAACAAAGACTCTAGCTTTGCTGTCATGGACAGTGGCTGGAAATACCAGTATGATCGCTACAATGATGTCTACCGTTGGTTGCCATTGTGCGGCGACACCGCTGGTTGCGCAGTTCGCACTGACCAGACTGCTGAACCATGGTATAGCCCAGGTGGTTATAACCGCGGCCAGATCAAGAATGTTGTGAAACTAAACTGGAACCCCACCAAGTTGGATCGCGACAATCTTTATCGCAGTCAGATCAATCCTATCATGAGCCAGCCCGGCCTGGGCACCGTGTTGTTCGGTGACAAGACCTGTACTCAGCGTCCAAGCGCATTTGATCGCATCAATGTACGCAGACTGTTCATTGTGCTGGAGAAGGCAGTTGCTACTGCAGCTAAATTCCAGTTGTTCGAATTCAATGATGCATTTACACGTGCTCAGTTCAATAGCCTGGTCGAACCCTTCTTGCGTGATGTTCAGGGCCGTCGTGGTATCACTGACTTCCGTGTTGTCTGCGATGAAAGCAACAACACTGGCGATGTCGTGGACCGCAACGAATTTGTCGCCGACATCTTCATCAAGCCCAACAAGAGTATCAACTTCATCACACTTAACTTCGTGGCTACCCGCAGCGGCGTTCAGTTTGAAGAAATTGGCGCGTAATAATTTAATAGGAGAGAACTAAAATGGCAGAAAGAGCAATCTTTAACGTTGATCAGTTCAAAGCTGCGATGGTTGGTGGCGGCGCTCGCGCCAACCAGTTCTTCGTAGGTCTGAACTTTCCTGGTTATGTCGGAGTCGGTCCTGCTGCAAGTGCACAGGGCGCGTTCTTGTGCAGTGCCACAAGTTTGCCTGGTAGCGTAGTCAACCCAACCATTGTGCAATATCGCGGTCGTGAGGTTAAATTCAGTGGCGAAAGAACTTTCGCCCCTTGGACAGTAACCATCATGAACGATGTTAGCTTCAATATCCGTAACGCCATTGAACAATGGATGGACGGATTCAATGGTCTGGTCAACAATTCGGGTCGTACAAACCCACGCGAATATCAGGCCAACCTAAATGTCACTCAGCTGGATCGCAACAACAATCCTCTGAAATTCTACACGGTGCACAGTGCATTCCCCATCGATATGTCGGAAATCAGCCTGAACTATGGCGACAATGACACCATCGAAACCTACACTGTAACCTTCCAGTATCAGCACTATACCACAGCGTTGAGCGGCGCCCTAAGCGGTGGCAGCATCTTTAATAATACTATAGGTGCTGGTCGCGGTGTATTTGGCATCTAATTCTTGAACTCGTAACGAGGATACTATAATATGGCCGATTTAACCTTGTTTGGTTATACACTTCAGAAAAAGAAAGTCGAAGCTCCTAAACAGAGCTTCGTCGTTCCCCAGGATGACGACGGAGCCACTACGGTCAACGCCAGTGGCTTCTTCGGCACCTACATTGACATAGATGTAATAGCCAAATCTGAAAACGACCTAATGAGTCGTTATCGCGACGTCGCGACCTATCCCGACTGTGACTCAGCCATCGAAGACATTGTCAACGAAGCTGTTTCTGCTCAGGATGACGAAGCCGTGGTCAAGATTCAGCTGGACAAGGTAGAACTTAGCAGCAGCGTTAAAAAACTCATAGAAGAAGAATTTGACGCTGTTCTTAAGCTCTTGGATTTCAACAGCAAGGCACATGATATTTTCAAACGCTGGTACATCGACGGCCGCGTTTACTATCACAAGATTGTTAATCCCACGAATAGCAAACAGGGCATTCAGGAACTTCGCTACATTGATCCCAGAAAGATCAAGAAGGTACGCAAGGTTGACAAGCAAAAAGATCAGAACACCGGTGTAGAGTTCATCAAGAACATCGAAGAGTTCTACATCTACAACGAAAAGGGACTGATTGCCACAGTGCCCAGCACGGCATCAGCAAGTCAGGGTCTGAAGATTAGTCCAGACAGCATTGCATACTGCACCAGCGGTCTGCTGGATCTGGATCGCAACATGGTGCTGAGCCACCTACAGAAGGCCATCAAGGTTGTAAATCAGCTTAGAATGACCGAAGACAGCCTGGTGATCTACCGCATGACACGCGCCCCAGAGCGCAGAGTTTTCTACATTGACGTGGGTAATCTACCCAAGGCCAAGGCCGAAGCCTATGTAAAAAGCATCATGAATCAGTATCGCAACAAGGCAGTCTATGATGCCGATACAGGTCAGATTCGCGATGAAAAGAAGACCATGAACATGCTGGAAGATTTTTGGATGCCACGCCGCGAAGGCGGCAAAGGCACGGAAATCACCACCCTGGATGGCGGACAGAATCTGGGCGAGATCAACGACATCAACTATTTTCAGAACAAGCTATACCAGGCACTCAATGTTCCCATAAGTCGCATGAAACCCGACTCGGGCATGAACTTTGGTCGTGCCAGCGAAATTACCCGAGACGAATTAAAGTTTGGTAAATTTGTAAGCCGTCTGCGCCGCAAGTTTGCCGAGCTGTTCGACGATCTATTAAAAACTCAGCTGGTGCTCAAGGGCATCATGAGCTCCCAGGACTGGGATCAGATCAAAGAAGACATCTACTACGAATATACCCAGGACGGCTACATTGCCGAGGCCAAGGAAAGCGAAATTGCTCGCAATCGCATTGACCTGCTGAACTCTGTTCAGCCCTTTGTTGGTACCTATTTTAGTCGTGAATATGTGTATGACAAAATCCTGCACATGACCGAGGAAGAAGTCTCAGACATCAAGGCACAGATTGCCAATGATCCTGAACTTCAGCAACAGCTGCAGGCGCAACAGCAGCAACCTCAGGGACCGGCGCCACAGGGCCAGCAAGGCAACCAGCCTCAGCCCTATGACCCCAACAATCCCGTGATTGAAACACCGCAGTTTACTGCCATAAATAATATCATGGAACTTAGAAAGGCTAGACTATGACACAAGAACTAATTCGCCAGATGCTGGACAATATTCACATGGATAACCAGGCACAGGCACAAGAGGATTTTGAATCACTTGTAAGCATAAAAATAACTGATGCGCTGGATACCCGTAAACAGGAACTGGCACGTCAACTAGGAGCTAGAGATGCAGACGTTCAAACAGATTCGTGAAGCAGCCAAGGTTAACCCCTATGCCGTTGGCATGAGTGTGGCCAAGAAAAAGGCTGGCTATGGACCTGGACACGTAGAAGATTTGCCCAAGAAGGTTATCACCAAGGGTCACGAAATCGCCAAGAAAATTAAAGCCAATGAAAGCTTTGACCATCTGTTAGACGAGGGAGAAGAATAATGGCTGTACAACAAAACCTAATTAAAAACGATCGCCAGCGCGCAGTCATACATCTCTATGGCAGTGCACCTGGCGACAG